GAATCGCTTTCGCTTGGCTTCTTTGGTAAGAAATCTTTGAGATTATACAAACCAAATGCATCAATAGATGCGACTTCTGATTCTGTCAATGATGTTTCTTTACGTGCAAATGTTGAAGTTGAATAATCGGCATAGTCACCTTTAGTACCCTTGATGATATTGAAATTCAAACCACGCTGATAATCAGTTGGTAATTCTTCAATCTCTGGGTTCATCATTGCCGCTTTAATAACAGCAAATAATTGTGGTGTAACAACAAAACGACGAATTGGATTCTCAGGTGTTACATCATCTGTCAATGGATTTGTTTTAACAAAACCTTGAAAGAGATATGTACGCTTTTTCCAATATTTATTGGCAATATCTTTAAGTGAATCATCTTTATACCATGTACGAACTTCTGCCAAGATTGGACAGTTTTCACCATACATTTCCATACATGGAACTTTAACTGTATATTGTTTATTATCCGAGGTTCCTTTTACACCTTGAAATGTAAGATTGATAACTGACTTTTCAACCCAAAAGAATGAATTGGTCGGATCGGCATCTGGCAACAGACGAACTTGTGCAGTTTCTCCGCTTTTAATGTTCCAGAATGGATATAAGGCTTGATCGCCTGATGATTTTGTTGATGTTGTAGATTGACTACGATTGTCTTGTGCCTGCAATTTGGCACGAATGTCTGCTAAACTCATTGTATTTTCCTTTATGTTTAAGTGTAGTTTTAACTAAGTTTTAAGTGTTGTAGTCAGAGGAATTCTGACGGCGACTTATATATATTATAAACGACTAATATCTATTTGTCAAGAGTATTTATCATTAATCGGAAGAATTGATAAATTTATTTTCTATGATCCAAAAATCGCTGCATTGAAGCCATTTCTTTATGATATCGTATGATGTCATCTTCGGTTGGTTGTGGCTGAAGACTGGTTGGGGTTCCTGGAATGGCGCTTGGTGATCCCATACCAGCACCACCAAATTGTGGATTATCAGCCTCATCCAAACCTTGTTCTACTGGAAATCCCATACGTTGTGCGGCCAATTGCATATAATGTTCCACTTCACCATCATCCAACGCACTAGGCATTGCTGATCTCCAAAGTTTGAACTTTTGTTCATAAGTAGCATTTGGATTTTTTAATATTTCTCTCATTGGAGTGGCACGAGGGCCTTCCTTATTTGAATACTTATCACCAGTTTCTTGACGACTAATGATATTCAATTTATCAAAGTTGAATATAATATTCCCTTCTCTCTTAGTTGGTTGACCATTATACTTGAGTAGATATTGAAATTCGGTTTTCTGATCCGCCCCAACTACTACAACTGCATTCTTATAACCATCTTTATTAAGCTCATGTAATACGTCTATCAAATTTTTGGAACTTTGAAATGATGATGAATATTGGGGAAATACAGTACGATAGATATCTAATTTTTCATCTGGCATTAATGGATCATCTTTACCAATAGTTTCACTAACGATAAAATATGGATCGGCATTTATTTTTTTAGCCATAGTGAATACAGCATTTGCCAAATACATATGACCTTTATGACCCATACCACGACCCCATCCAACTACACATGTATCACTATCACCAATTTTCTGAATGTTTTCTTTTAATGCCGCTTTTGCACTTTTAGCAAGTTTAGGATCAGTTTTTACTTCAGTTCCTTTTGCAAGACCAACTCTACCCTGCGCTCTGTTGGCGGCAGTAAATCCACCACGCTTAACAAATTTTAGTGGTTGACTACCACCCGCTGGATCACTTACGAATCCTTCACCGCTGGAAGCTCCACCAGGAAGTTCTGCTCTAATATGAACATCTCTAAGTGTTGGTTCTTCCATTTGATCAATGATAACATCCTTGACATTCATTATACCTCGAACTAGTTTGAATGTAGCACTAAGACCAGCACCACCATTTTTAATCATATCAATCGCTATCTGTCTACGACCCTTGGTAAATATAGGATCTGTTTCTGCCCATTGAGCCATGTTACCTCCAAGATTTTCTAATCCACCTGGATGATCTACTTGACTATTGACATATTTATAGATTGATGCTCTCCATTGTTTTGTTGCTGTAGCTGAATCTGCAAAAGTTGAAATCCATTCTGGACTTGGTGTAACAAAACTCTCAATCGCACTAGCATTACTAGTTAAAAAACTGTATAATTTATTGATTGCACTTGTCGGAATTTGAGCCTGAACCATTGAGTACTTTGGAGGTAATATAATAACATCTTTACTACCAACACCTTGAATAATCTGTGTTAAATTTTCAGTTCTTCTTTGCCCACCTAAACCTGGCAATTGATCAAAATAAGCGGTAATAGCTGATGCTGAAGTACTTTGAGCAATACGTTGTCCTAATGGACTATTTTTATCTACATGATAAGTAACTGTATTTGGCTTAAAGTAATATTCACCCTTGTTATTAAGTTCAGGTCGTGTTTTATATAATAAACCACCCTCTAAGAATCCACGAAAATCTTTTGGAGTGGCTGCATCATATATGCCATGTAACTGAGCCATACTGTTTACGAATATCATTCTATCTTGACTGACTTCACCTTTACTACGTCCAAGATAACTACGTTTAACTTCTTCCGGACTAGCATTAAATTCTTTATGAAACTTATCACCTAAATGAAAACGACCTTGTTCATCACGACCAAAAATGATAGCTGGACTTCCGTCCCACTTAATCTCCATATGACTACTATCTTTGATAATACTTGCTAGTCTGTCTATGGCTCTCTTTGCGCCGGTTGGTCCATAAATGTATACTAAATCTTCTATATGTTGAAACTCACGACCAACATCCTCTACTTTATCTTCCATCAAAGTAGAATCAATCAACTCAGACACATCTTGTCCGATAATTTTAGTTAATTGTTGTTCAAATAGTTTCAAATAATTCATGTTAAATTCCACTTAGACGCTTAATGTGATCTAACAAACTCATTGCCTCTTTAACTGGAGGGGGTGGTGGTGAAATATTATTTTGTGCTGGTTCTGCAGGTTCTTTAGCTGGTGGTTCTGCAGGTTCTTCTGGTTCTGGAACTACTGGTTCTTCATCTGTTGATTGTACTTTATCTAATATTTCATCGTATTCACGACCTAATTGTTCTGACATCCAAGCTATGATAATTGGACGAGCATCTCTATTAGCGTCAAGTGAAGCCGCCTTCATTAATCTAGCATTCAAACCATCTTTTTCTAAGATACCAGATAATTCACCAATTGCATTTGATGCATCTGGACCAAGCGGAATGATCTCACTATCATTACCAAGTAAATCAATCAATTCTTCTTTTTGTAATGGTTGATTAGGAATTAATGCCTCTCCAATTAAATTATCAGCCCATGTTTCAAACATAGAAGCTTCATTTGTTTCTGTGATAGTTAAGTTTAAACGACTTAAAATTGGCAATGCTGATTCAATACGTGTATCTAATGTATTGGTTCTAAACAATTCAGTCAAATTGCTTGTATCACCATCTTCCATAATAGTTGGCTGCCAACTTTCAAAATAGTTATTATATCCACGACTACTTTGTAAACGCTTGAGTGATTCTCTTAAACTTTGATAATGATTCGCGGCTTCGGTGACAATACGTTGTACACTTTCATTGAATTGTCCGGCTTTTGTGGCTCTTACAAATCCACCTAGTTTTTTAACATCTTCAACCATTTCACTGATATGTCCCCAACGTTGATCGTTATATTGTCCACCTTCTGCCAAATGTCTAGCAAATACACGACCAATTGATGGTTTAGTTGAAGGGACTAATACACGTTCACCCATTTCATTTTCTAAAAAGATACGCTCAACATAACGATATCTGGCATCTGTTTCGCCTAATGTTTTGTTATGTTTAATAATCATTTTAATAGTTGGTGGGCCGTTATCACTATAACTTGTATGTTTGTTACCGTAATATCCTTCAGCAATATTTTTTCTGTGTTGTCGCACTTTCATATCATCATCCAATTTACTCATATCTCTAAGTTTTTTGTTCAATCCATGAGTAATAGCAAAATGACTCATTTGATTAATAAACTTAACCCATCCAGTATTTTCATCTGATGAGCGTGTAACCGATGTATTAAAATAAATTATTAAATCTCTTGAATCATCAACAGTAATTGTAACTGTACCATAACTCTTTTCACCACTTTCAAATTTAAATTGAAATGCTTCCGCTTCTTCTGGGATAGGAACTTGTTGACCCGCGCTGTCATACATAGTGACATCGTATCCACGACCACGTAATAGATCGTATAATTCAATATTGACTGATTCAGTACTTTTTGGCATAGTGATTTCTCTAATATCTATTATTTATCATAAATCTGTTAGCCAATAATGGCAAAAAATGGCATAGGTTCTATAACATCATTATGATCTCTGATGTGTTTGTTAATATCCAAGTGATATTGTTGTAAATGTTGAAACATTCTGACAGCTAAAATAGTAGACATAACCAAATCATCTGTTTCTCCCAATTTGGCAGCATAACTACCACCACTAGCAACAAATGTCTTTAATTCACTGATTAACCCACTACTAAAAACTTTCATTTTATTAGTTTCTATTAAGTTTTTTAATTTAGAACAAGCCTCTAATTTAGATTTTTGAGCAGTTGTAAATCCACGACGATATCTTCTAGCAGAACCTATCTTCTTTGGTTCACTAATCATTGAACCTTTAATATTATCTTCACCAAATTCACTTAATGAGATTAAAGCCGCTTCACCTATTGTATTATTTTCTAATGAATAATACAATCTATCTACGCGACCAGTTTCTTCTGCAATTTGATTGTTAATATTTGCTAATATCTTAATTTGTTCTGGAATAGTAGTTCTATTATGTGTCCATTCTGCTACTTGATCACCTGTATCAGCCTCAAATACTTGAATTGCCGCTGGATCACCACCAGTACCTAAACTTGGGTCTAATGCTACTACATATATATGTTCTTTCATTGGTTTTTTAAACCAACGAATCTGTCCGGTTTTATATTTTGGTTCTCTTGCGTCTAATTCCATTAATTTCATACTATCTATTAATGTTTCTTCGTCAATGATGAATTCTAGACCATGTTCTCGTCTAAATCGTTCTTCACCAATCTTACCAATTTCTTCTTCTTTCCATTTTTCATCACGATCTGGGTGTTCCCACCATTCTGCTCTAAATGGACTAAATCCATTCACTCCAACTGGGGTTACATTACCAAAAGCATCTATCTTTTTGTTAGCCTGTTTCCAAATATTGGCAAATTGATCTTCATCACTGTTTGGTGTACTTGTTATTATACATTTACCACCAGTGCTTAGTGTTGGTGATATTGAAGTCCAGAATTCTTTAGCTATTGATGGTCTTACAAATGCAAACTCGTCAAGATATAATAGAGAAAGTGACATACCACGACCAGTCTTTTCTGTAGTGGCTCTGGCTACAATACGACTTTTATTTTCAAAGTCAATATTACCCTTATTATATGATTCAACTCCAGCTTTCAACCAAAAAGGACACATTTCATATGCATATCTAATACGATCCATGATTTCTTGTGCACCACTGTATTGATGAGCAGCAATTAGAATAGTTTTATCTGGATGAAACATTGCATACCATAATAGATATCCAGCCGCTGATGTTGTCTTACCAGTTTGACGAGGCATCATTGATACTGAAAATCTATGATTATGATAATTGTCAATCAACTTAAGTTGAAAGTCATATGGGTCATATAATAATTGACCTCTCGTAGGATGTTGAATATAAAAGTAAGTTCTCATGAAATGTTCATATCCAGTTATAGGATTACAACATTTGACAATTTCTTTTACATGTTCTGGAGTTAATGTAACCTTGGCGCCTTTTGATCTAACAAATTTATTATCTTCTGCCATGTTATTCTCCGAACGGATCTTCACCCGTTAATTCTGGTCTTGCATACATTACACGAAACCAACGTGGTGATCCATGTTTAATATTATTTTCTTGTATGAATTTAATTCGTTTACTTTTGTCAATGAATTTGTCTTCAATTGATTGTTCTGTAAGAGTGTCACTTACACCCAACTGTTTTAAATTTGATTTGAGTGCTGATAGTTCATCATCATATGACGAATTAGAAGTATGTTCTGTTAATTCAGACATACGTTCTTGAATACGCTGTGAGTTTTCTTCTTTTAGTTTTAGAATATCTTCTAATGTTCTGTAAAATTGTGTAGCCATATTAATATTTATCTAAAAATGACTATTAAACGTAAAAACTGTGTATATTATGTTTATTTTACGTCTAAAGATCGTTTTTTAGTAGCTACAACACAATAAAACTGTTCTCTTACTTTCTCATCATTTTCATCAATTGACAAATCAAACTCCATAGTTTGAAATTTATCAATATCAAAACCAGTTCTTTGTAATAGAGCAATCAATTGGCTTGGTCCAAATATAGAATAATGATTTAAATTCCATTCATGTTTACGTGCACAATCTGGTGCTGGAACTTCAATATATATTTTACTATTTTGTTTAAGAATACGATTGTATTCCATTAATGTTATGATTGGATATGGACTATGTTCTAATGTATGACGTAAGAAAATGAAATCAACTGAGTTATCATCATAACCTTGACTTTGAGGTAAGAAACTAAAGTCATGTTTTTCTACTTTATGACCTTTACTCTGACAAAGATTAACATCTTCATCACTTAGTGTAATACCAACAACATTTTTATACTTACGTTTTTTCATTTCATCCAAGAAATATCCTGGACCACAACCTAGATCAAGAATCTTGGCAGTTTTACTTAACTTAAGAGGATCAACATAATCTTTTACTACTCTAGTAGTTAATTCTTTATGAAAACCACTATCACCCTCTGGATAGATATGATTTTGATAAAGCCAATCCACATAAAATCTTAGTTTAATTACATCTATAGTTGCTGCAGCATCAATCATTATAATCCTTTAATCAGTAAGATATTTATAATGACTGATGTGTGTATATTATTTTCTTAGTAGTGGAGGACGACCATTTCTGGCTATTTTCCAACCAAATTTCTTGGCATTTTTCTGCATAGTATCTGGGTGAACATCTACACTTAATGCTTTTTCAAAACGTGGATCATTCTTTTCACTTTCGCTTGGAATATAACCACTGGCCTCCGCCACATTGAATGTTGGATCTGTTTTTTGACGAGGCATACCCTTAGGTTGCTTAGGATCAACGGGATCAATATCTGTTGTTGTAAGTCCTAGTTTCTTTAAGGCATTTATATAATTATGTTCCTGTTCTTCACTACCAAATGCCATTATGGTACTTGGAGGACCCTTTCCAAAAATACTTGGATCTACGTTATCTAAGTT